ACTCACCATTTTCATAACCACGAACGAGGAACTGGTCCCCAATCATTTGTACATTAGTATAGAATTTCATTCAGATAGCAGTTGATTGTATGCTTGAAGGATGAAAGGTTCAGGAGTAACAAGAGTGAGAATAGTATCGCTACCAATTCTACACTTATCCTGAGAACTGAGATTCATAATGTTCCAGGGTTTGAGGCGATCCTTGTAGTCACCCTCAAAGTCTTCGTCCAACACAATAAACTCATAGGGATTGGTAAGTTCACAATCTGGTTCACCAATGTCGGCACCATAAACCTCTTCTACTCCTGCAATGAGGCATTTGTAGTCGTCTTTGAGAACAATAACTTTAACTGATGGCATCAATCAACTCCTTGTACATATTTTTAAGATCAGCAACTGGTTCAAAGATTGTTTGAACTGCATTCGGATTGACGATAAACATCGAATCGGATGTAAGTGGTTGCCAAGTAGCAAGAGAAACCTGAGAGGTGTTTGGAGATTCCTCATTCTCTTCCATAAGTGTCATCGTCGGTTGCAGGATAACACGATATGGACTGTTGAAAATGTATTGACGGGTCTTATCTTCGGGATCAATCATTTCTTTGATGTCAGCGATGATCTGATCACCGCCAATCACAGCGACTCTAACGGACATAGTACAGTTTTTACCTCTTGGTATTATAGCACAGTATTTAGATCAGGGAATCGTTGTCAGGATCGTTCAAAATAGCGAGAAGGGATTCAAGGTTATCAATCTGTTCCTGAATAATCACCAGCGTTTTTGCCAGTTGATATCTCTTCCTATGCAATTCAGTTCTCTCTTCTTTTAGAGTATTGATATCACCGACAAGTGGAGTAATTTGCGATCTAAGAGTTGTAATTTCTGAATTTAAATTTGTTATAGCATTCTTGCATGCCGTACAGTTGGCATTATCAGTGGCAGTTGGGGTAATTGCAGTGACACCATCAACGCTTGTTCCGTAACCAGGACCGAGTAAGTTGTAATAAGTGCCAATTGAAGACCCACCATTGTTGGTGTAGACATTCATAGACCCAATTCCAATGGTAGATGATGACAGTGTGCTGTAACTTACATTACCTTCTGGATCATCCCCAGTATACCCAACTGTATTCAGATTCCAAGTCTTGACTTGTGCTAAATCTTGACTAACTCCAGTTGTTGATGTGGTTCCACACCCAGCAACATACTGTGCAGTGTTAGCAATGCTAATAATTTGTGCCTGTTTATCATGAATTTGACCAACAATAGAGAGAAGTTTGTTGTCAAACCCTCTAGTGGATGGATCAAAGTCAGCAATGTCTTCATTATTAGGGATTTGAAGTGCCTTAGTAGTTTCGATTATGACTTCTCTTTCTTCCTTTTTTTCATCTAACTCCCCAACAACTCTTCTCGTTTCTTTAGTTGCCATTGCCTGTCTCTAAAAAATAAAAAAGGGGGATACCTCCCCCCGATATTTAGAACCAGTCCTTACGCTTATGCGCCTCTGGGACAATCTTCCCAAGAGTCACTGTCAAGAGACCGTCCTCAAAGATCACATCCCTAACTTCCGTCTCATCAGAGAGCGTCCAGACCCTCGTAAAGGATCTCTGCGCCAATCCTTTATGGGAGAAGATGGTATCGGTCTCTTTGTCCTCCTTCTGCCCCTCTACGAAGAGTTTACCAGCCTCCGTATAGACAGACACCTCCGCCTTCTTAAATCCTGCTAAGGCGACTTCCAGCTTACATTCAGTATTGCTGATGTTGTAGAGGTTATATGGGGGATAATTAGAAGTAGTTTCGTGTAGTTTGAAGATACGATCGAAATAATCATCCATGCCAATGCTATTGCGTGTGATCTTATCCATCAAAGTAGAAAGATCCGACGCATTATACCGTGCAAGGTTTGCCATTATGGTAGCTCCTTTAAAAGCGAGTTTGTGTTGTGTGGACCCTTTCGGCATCCAATACTAATTATAATAGTTTGCATTAAAAAGGGGGTGTGGACCCCCGTATCTTTTTATTCGGTTTTTGCCCTCTCTGCTGAGAGGAGATGTTGACGCTCCTGATCAGCAACAATGTGACAGTGAGCTCCCCGACGCTTGGTTTGTCTGGCAACTTCTGCGCTGGCATAAGATGCAGCACTGATCATGTTCTGATAAGTTCCTGGTTTCATTTCAACCATACCTTTCTGATAAAGGCAGTCTAGGGTGTCAACTGCTTTGATCAACTGATTGAGACGAGATGCAGTGACAGTCACTTTTTGTGCTTTTGTGGAAGCCATAACGAATTTTGTTTATGCGAGTATTATAGCAAATAAAAAAGGGGGCGTCAAGCCCCCATAAAGTAGCGTATATTCCGTATGTATAGAGTCGCGCACGAAATGGCGACGAATTATTTATACGGTTTCTTCTCCTTCTACCTTGGTTTTGCGACCAATGTTATATTTTGTTTCAAGCACCCAGTTGTTCTTATCCTTATAGGAAAGAACTTTAATTTGATTGAGGGGAGCAATGTCCTGAATCTTCTCAGCATCAACAACAGTGATCAGTCCCCAATCGGCAAGCAGTTGGGAGATTCTATTACGACGCTGAACATCGTTGACGGTCAGATTCGCCTTCTTACCATCAAGAGCAAACAACTCTTTAAAGTGAACGATGTAATATCTGCCCTGCTTATGCAAAATATGGCAGGATTGGTAGAGTTTCTTTTCCTTTCTGGATGCTACACCAATTCTTGTTAGGGTTTCTCTTACCTTCAGGAAATCATCAGGTTCACTCAAAGAAACTTCAATCATCTTATCGGGCGACCAAGCAACGGTCGGTTCAACAACGACGCTCATTTCAATAAATCAAAAATCTTTGTATTATTTATCAAAACTTTTCTTGACTTGATCTAAAGACTCTTTAAGAATTTCTCTTGCTTTACCGTAACCCATCTTAGTCATCCATTTTTTGTCCCAAAACTCATCTAGTTTGCAACTCTTACCAGTAAAATCTTCATATATTCCCAAGAATAAAGAGAACAAATGCCACTGACTTGTTGGCAAATACGAAGGGGAAAGGCAAACAAAAATTGCATCATATTGATAATCTCCATGATCATATTCTTCAGCAAACATTGTTTCCCACTCACATGGAGTGCCGAGATTTTTGCATAGGAACTGATTATATGGTGTACGGGTATCATCATTATGAGTGCCGTCATCGTTACGAATCCAAATCATACTCTTCAATTTGCCCTGAGAGTGTAGATATGATCCCCAACTACCTTCATCTACTTTTCCATGCGCTTTCGCCATGATATATTCAGTTAGATATCCACCCAGATGCAGTTGTTCATCATCTCCATGTTGCTGTCCAACATAACACCCAGCTAAGAAATCATCATGGTGATCGATGTTAACGATCTCAATATTATCTTTATCATGAAGATATGAAAGAATATAATCATGATCCATTCCAAACCAAACATGTGCGTTTGGATTGGAGGAAAGTGCTTTAGTAAATGTTTCTATGAGATAATCTAAGCATTGATCATTAATTATGTTCTCTCTGGTATTTAAATGAGGATACCTGAGAAAATATTCATACCATTTAGTGTATGGATGCCACTCAGAAAACATTTCATTGTCTTCATTTGGCCAATGATCTACTGTAGGAAACGCATAATCAATGTCAATACTTAGAACTTTCATTTTTTAATACCGCCTGTATCCATCTTGCCATGGATATATTTAATTTGCTCTGGCGAGAGAATCTTAAGTGCTTGTTGTGCCTTTTCGTTACTGTACCCGTAGTATTTTTTTACTACTTCAAGGTCAGCAATCTTCTCTTGCTTCAACCAGGGAGAGAATCTCTTCTTCTTTCTCAGACTATGTAGTAGAAACTGATACTGCATATCTTTGCTGAGATGTGTGTTCTTGTTCATCTCATTGGCAAACAAAATTGCATCAAGGTGCCCAGACATACAACGATTGACGATGTATGCAGGATACTTTTTGCATGCCTCAGGATCTTCACTGAGATCCTGTTTGTTCATGTTGATAGAGTTCAGCCAGTCCTTCAGTTCCATAGCAGGTAGTTACCAATAACGAGATAATCAATGTCCATTTTCTTGAATGAGGCAATGGCGTCCTCTGGAGTTTCAACGATTGGTTCACCGCTGATATTGAATGAAGTGTTCATTAGAACGGGAACCTCAAGTTTGCGAAGCAACTGGCACAATCTAGGGTTTAGTTCATCGTTTACTGTTTGAATACGACAGGTATTGTCCCTGTGAGAAATAGCGGGGAGTTTCTTGGTGATAGATGTCTGAGAGTACAACATATAAGGAGTAATCATACCCTCGTCGAAATATTCATCAACATACTCCTCCAACATTATACCAGCAAACGGACGCCAATACTCCCTCTTCTTAACTCTATCATTCATAGTATTTTTGTTCTCTGCTTTTTTAGGACTCATCAGCAGAGATCTGGATCCTAATGCTCTAGGACCATGCTCAGAGCGACCTTGGAACCATCCAACGATCTTATCTTGATCTAACTCATGAGCAACAACCTCACATAGCTCACCAAAATCTTCGTAGTACTCACAATTAGTCTCTTCAGGAACAAAATCATCATAAGATTTACCGAGCAGAGCAATGTTTGTTGGCATCTCGATAGTCTGGTTCATCTTATATGAACCCCATGCAGCAGCTCCAAAATGAATTCCAGAGTCGTTAGTGTATGGAGGGATGTGTAGGTTTCTAAACAGAGGTTTGAGCAAGGTGTTCGTAGTAATATTCAAGAAGCATCCACCAGCGAAGCAGTGATCTTCATCAAGATATCCTTCGTCCTGTGCTTTTCTGACGAAATAAACTAATGCTCTCTCAAACCAATACTGAACATAGAATGCTTTATCTTCTGGAGACCCCTTTAGATAGTTCCATATAAGTTCATAGTCATAGAAATGAACTTCTGGTAATCCAAACTCCCAGCGATCAATATCAAATATTGACTTAGGAAACTCGGAAGAAAAACAAACAGGAGATTCTTGTCCTAGATCATTACCATAAGCAGAGAGACCCATGATCTTACCCTCTTTAGGAGTAACATCAAAGTTCTGGGCAAACTGAACATTTTTAAATACATCCTCGGGAAGATCAGATTCCCGACGCATCAATTCTCTATGCTTTTCATCATAGATGTACTTTGACATATTGCAGTAATACTCTCCAAAGGAGTTCATACCAAGATCCCCAGTTCCCCTGAAGAACCTGAACATCCTTTTCTTCTTATCAAAATACCCAATGCTATTATTTTCACCACCGCGAAGCATTCCACTAGCAAAATCCCACAGTCCACTACCAAGACCATCGATAGTTAAGAAACTACCACTGTTGAATGGAGCAGTAAAGACTGCAGATGCTGCATGGCAGAGATGATGGGACAGCATCCACACCTCAGCATTGGGAAAAGATTCCCTGAGCATTCTCTTAGCAGTATGGTCTGTCAGTTGATCGTTACTTATTTCTGGAAAGGATGGAACATAACAAACAATATCAATATCTTCTGGTGCATATTCACCCAACACATACTCAATAGATTTGCGTGGGTAATTACCCTCATCCTTAATACGAGTCAGTCTCTCTTCGTTGATGGATCTTACATGCTTACCATTGACGAAGAGAGTTGCTCCAGCATCATGAATGTATGTATTGGGTTTATTAAAATTATTCGCGTCCCAATCTAGGGCACCATATACACCAATTACTTTCATGTCAATAATTTACCAGAACTAATTCTTTACGCTCTTGTTGTTCCCGCATATACTGTCCAACTGAACGCATCGTGTAGGTGAGATCAAACTCAGATGCTTTCCAGTTAGTGAACCGATCTTTAACGAGTTGACTAGAGTTATAACTTACAAGAGTATCTAGTTTACATTCGTCACAGTCTTTTGCAAACTTATCGTGATCAAATCCTTTGTGCATCGATCCTTTACGACCATAAAGATTATCCTTGATGTCGTATGGAGGATCAAGATAAACAAAAATATTCTGGTCAACTTTACCAAAGGACAATTCTGGAGAATCGTCTAACAGATAGTCATAAGAGTAGTTTGTAATGGTCCAGTTCTTGATCAGTTCTGAGTAGAGGGGCAGTTTATCGATTCCCCTGAAGGAGAAGTTAGAGTCACTTGCTTGCTTGGAAAAGGAGCTGGATTCAGTAAGACCCGAGAAAGAACACTTGTTAGCAATATAAAAGGAAATAGCACGATGGAAATTTTCACTGTCTTCCAAAGGTCTTGCAAGATACTCTTTGGCGTCAAGGAATAGCGATCTTGCGCTTTCATGATCAATATGACGATGCTTAAGTTGATTTAATTCGTTACGCATCTCTACACCAAACATCTGGAGTTGCTGCCAGAAGTTCACCAGAGGTTCATAGAGATCGTTTACCCACACGGAGGTGTTAGGATACCTCTTTGTCCATTCCAGGGCGAAGGAACCGCCGCCAAGGAACGGTTCCCTGAACTCATCATACTCCTTGTCAGGTATGTACGAGAAAAGTTTCTGGACAGCACGAGACTTGCCGCCAGGATAACGAAGAGGAGTTTTCAAAGATTTCATTCAAAGAAGTCCATTATTGTTTGCTGACTCGGTGGGAAAAAGAAGTCTTGGTTTTCTTGGATAATTCTAACATCATACTTGGCAGAACGCAATGCCTTTGCATAATCAATCTCTGCGACCTTTCGGCGGGTGAAGGATCTATCGAATGCAGCACTCTTTGCTTGTAGAAAATGTCCGTTCTTATCTAAAGGAACTTGATCTGAGTCAAGTTTAAAGATCAGCTCTCTGAGTGGTGTCCACAAAACATGATAGAAAACATCAATGTCATTAGGACCATAAAACTTTCTTCCAGTATTCACATCTGGTTTCTTTGCACCAGCAGACTGGAATCTAAAATCAAAAGTTGGACGACGAATTTCAAATCCCTTTCTTTTACTCACATTAACATCAAGTTTCATCTTGAAGACTACTTTCTTGACCTGTGCTCTTTTAATAATTCCG